TCGCTACTCCTGCCGAAAATGGGTCTCGACGTCATTGATGCGTCTGCTATCAGCCAGGACAAAACGGTCGTGGATGCCTATGTGGACGACCCGCTTGTGTATCGAGGTAAGATTCGCGCCCGCTTAGGTGCCGAACTTATTAAGGCGATACAGATACTGCTGCCTCAAATGTCGAAGATTTGCTTGCCTATCCTGATTATGCACGGTACTGCTGACCGATTGTCCGACCCAAGAGGCAGCGAGATACTGTATAACAGAGTGAGCTCTAGGGATAAGACATTGAAATTATATGATGGCTTCTACCACGAGATTTTCAATGAGCCAGGGCGTGAGCAGGTATTTGCGGATATGGAAGCGTGGTTAGTCGTTCGCATATAACTAGGTCAAGTCTATCTGTCTCCCGTCTTCGGCGACGAACGTCCTGACCAGATATGGATTTTCAGTTTGGGCAACCGCCGGGCTTGTGCTGACGAGAAATGGAGCACTACTACCTATGAGCAGTGCCAAGATAACAATTATACTTAATATTCTTTAAACCTTCACCATTAAGCCTCCTCCCAGTTTTTATAGTACCACAGCCAACCGTACCCAAGACTCCCAGAATACCTACCAACGTAAATATGAATCGGTGCAATTTCATTTTAACTTACCTCCCCTAGATATTAAGGGTTGAGTAGCACCCCAGCAACCGCCTCTACATTATTCAAGGGAGTAGATAAACAAATACGATACCATGTCGATTCTTGGCCAAGCTATCACGATATATCATACCTGTCAAGACTTTGGTAGGTTTTGTGGAACATTCTAGGAGAGTGCTCAGTTACGGCTGGTGGTTTCAACACTCCCTACAGAATGGTTACGGTTAAGGTTTATGCTCATTCTACCCATCTCAAAATCAGATATGGAACTAGCGTTCCAAACAAAAAGGGCACCAGCCACCGCCATATTACTTAGCGGTTCCAGTGCCATTCTTCTGGCCTACATTTGCTCACACCACCACTAAAATATTCTTTTCTTAAGGCTATTTTACATGTTGGAACTTGAGTTTAATCCTTATTTTTGTGGTTGTCAATACCATGTACTCGTCCAGTACATTAGTGAGACATTACCTCCTTTCCTTGATGATATTTTTGTTCATTCTACAATCAAGACCCCTGAACTCCGCTATCGGAACTCAGGGGACTCCTTCGGTTTTAATGCTATTAGCCACTCTATTGTATAACCTGTGGGTTTAGAGGTCAAGGAATAAAGCTTGTAGGTTCTGCTTAGGTATGGTTTTTAACTATTTTAGTGGAACTGCCATAAATGACAAAGCACCCACCTCTTTTTATTGGTGGGCACTTTGTCTAAACTAACCTATTATACGCTGAATCACTTCAGCGACTATTATTATACAAGGCATGTAACGATTTGTCAATACCTATATGTAATACTTATATAGTTATGTAGGAGTTCCAACTATGGACTGGACAAAATCATGTTCTCTGTTGAGGCGAACTGCTGCTGTCTGTGTTCCTGGCAGGTTGGGGTTCGGAACATAGTGCAACTCGACAATACCAGCCGCCAACGCTTCACCAACCACCATTTGCCTCCCTTCGGTGCTATCGAATTTACCTATTACCGACGGAGGTAGTTTACTTGTGAATAGCTTCCTAGCAATGAATGGCATCGACCCCCTTTCCCACTGGTCTAGATACTTAACAAATGCATACCAGTCGACCGTAGGCACCTTAGGCACACTAAGAGCTTTGAGCCCTAGCAGTTCATCAATGGAAACAAAGTCATCTCCCACTAGCTGTTTTAAATCTCTGCTCGTGCGTGCTTGGATGCCAGATAAGCAAACAAGTTTAGAGTTGTTGTGTAACCTAATTACAAGAGGCACAAAGTCGTAGTCACCTGAAATTAGAATAAACGTATTAATGTTTGACCTTGTAAAAATCAACTCTTGAGCGTCGAGAGCCAACTGAATGTCAGCGGCATTCTTTGCTACGCCTGGTCTCAAGCCAGACTCGCTGCCAAAGCTACGTTTCGCTCCAATGTATACGGGCTCTATCTGCTCCCGCTGCAATGCTGCTGGGACGCCCACAAAACGCTCCCAATCACCATATGCCTTTCCAATGATGATGGTACCGTATTTCGAGAAATGCTGCTTGATGGCCTCGACAAGAATGTGAACATCAGGAATGGCACCGAATGTGGTCTGCATACCTATGTGGATATTCTCGTAGTCTAAGAAGAGAGCAGCTTCCAAAGTAGTAATTAAGCCACCACCTCAATTAGTCTAGATGTAAATAATAGCACATGATAACTCTTCCCGCAAGACCACATCATATCCAAGAAGCTAAAAAGGACATGTGTTAGGCGTCAACCACAAATAGCAGACCCCGCTATTTAAGAGATATGCGAAACTTATCCTCACGTATACACCGCTATCACTACCGCCTCTTTAGGGTTATGCTCATCAAAGAGTATTAAGGCTACTTTCCTACCGGCTGTCATCTCAGCCGTGGGCAGGTTGCGGGCGACAGTAACGTCTTCCAGGTAGACCTTGTAGCTGCCGGCAAGCTGGACAGTAGCGGTATAAGCACCAGAGTTAAAACTTTTCAGCACTGCTTTCTTCAGTCTCATTTCCGATTACTCCTTTTCATGTCGTTATACTTCTCCCAGTGATAGCCGCTCCTCATATTCTCCCCGACGAGGATTGTAAGCCAGGGTTAGACCGAGGACTCGCTTCTTCTCAGCACTGAGCCCGGCCCGGCTGTCCGTTATATCAATCACGTCATATAGCTGTTGCCCACAATTAACCGGGATTCGAATTATGCCGCTGGCTGATTCTATTTCAGCTTCTCTTAAATAGGCTTCTCCCCGAGCTTGAGCTTTGGCTACCGTGTCTATATTCCTGTCTTCAAGCTGCCTTAGCCGGTCATAGAGCCTCTCTATTTCCTCCCAGACAAAAGAGTCCACCACTATCGATTCCTCACCTACCGGGTCATAGCCTTCAACCTGAACTCGGTTGATAGCCTGGGCTCCCTTTCTATACCTGCCCTCGAATATCGGATGGGCTGAGCCATAGGGATAGACCGAACTATCCGTATCCAGTGGATTTATGATATAGCCCTTGTTACCCTCAATAAGCAGCACATCAGGGACAAAGGATAACAGCTTGCTGATAACTGTTACTCCTTGGTTATTGGGATTGATGGTGAAATCAGGGTGGAAGCTAGTTATAACTGACGACTGAGATTTAACTTCAAGCTTTAAGCCGACTCGGGAAAGAACAAACTCAAGGATTTGCTTAACACTCATCTGATTTGAATCCTTGTTCCATCGGAATTGATGCCTGGCTCTCCAGGTGTCTATCAACCCCCAACCGTCCGAGGCGTATAGAATCAGGCTGGCTTTACCGGCAGCGCTGGTATGCTCATAGGCATCAAGAATAAAGGTTTGCCCTGAGCTGGCCTCATTACCAGCCGTGGTCAGATAGCCCGGACTGAACTCAAGCTGACAGCCGATATACAGGGCTTGTAAGCCCCCTTGCCCAGGCGAAGCATACTGTCCCTCATCATTTCTTAGCTCAACTATTAATTTACCCGATGTCTCGCTAGTCTCTTGTTTCAGGGATAGCACATCAGCAGTTAAGTTGACGGCTTGCTCCACTTTACTGGCTCGCCATACTCCGCTTGGATTTGACAGCCAGCAGTAGTCACCATGGTGAGCTATGGCCAGACCGTATTCCGAGGATAGGCTAAATGGCACTGGCTCATGCCATAGATTATCAGTGAACTTAGTGTCAGGAATGGAGTAAGACCAAAAAGGACGGTTATAGGATTCAGTACCAGTAAACTTCTCCACATAGAAGGCTCGGTAGACATCTGGTTTATCCCAAAAAACTCTATGATACTCAAAGTTACTATCTGACGGGGCGGCAGTAATTTCCTTTAGCGTTGACCAAGTGCCGGCGGTAACCTCACCACCATCACCATAGACCAGCGACCATAGCTTATAGTTGTCGCCAGTATCTTTGCCGGTGACAATGAGGTTCCAATCCCCATCATAGACGGTAGCCACACCGGATAAATCACCAGTGGACTTATCCCAGGCAGTACTACCACCCCAGTTACCATTTATCCGCTTCATGACGTATAAAGTAGCCTGGTCGGCAAAGAAGAGAGCGATATCTCCGTTAGGTTTATATGCGGCGGCAATGCCATAGATGGCGGTGGTTGGGGTGTAGCCGAGAAGCTGAGGGCTACCCCAGTTGACGCCGTAGTCGGTGCTCTTTAGCTGATAAATCTTCCGGTCACTCTTAATCCAGAAGATAGACACCTCAGCCCCTGATGAGCAACAGGCCACAATAACGGCATTATACTGGTTGGTATAAGTCCACTGGCTGAAGTTGGATTCCGGGCTAGGGTCAGCCACCCTCTGACGATATAGCTTTCTGGAATCAGCCGGGGGTGTTATCCTGACCCTGATGAGTGAGCCATCACCGGGCATGGTCACGGCATGGAAGTAGTTGTCCTCAGAGCCGTTATAGAGCCGTGACCAATCGTATCTCACCACCCCGGCAATATTATTCTTGGCTTCGAGCTTAACATAGGGGGTTCTCGTCGCCTCTTTCTGAGCAGCTAGCAGTGTTTCTGACAGGCTTCTCATCGTTTTACTCCACCAGTTGTATTATTGGGCTCCCCTTGGTCTGGGATATATTCCTTGCCCCAGAACAGGTGGCCGGCGATGTAGCCCAAAGCAAAGACCATCAGCAACCAGAAGACTGACTCCCATAACCAGTGCCCCAGCACAGCACCGATGGCAATAAGACCGATAATCCAGAGTCCCTCAAACTTATGCCAGGTATCGCGCAGGATATAGCTCCACGGTCTGCCACCTATTCTTGACCAAAGTGCTTTATAGATGTTTATCGCCATTATCTCTCCTAGGTTTAACTCAGTATCTTTCCTTGTCTAAGGCCCGTAGTCAGTTGATTTAGAGACGATGGGAAAGTAGGGTTTGTACATGGTACGGACTCTGACGCGGTTTCTCCTGCTCAGTCTCTTTAACTCACTCTTAAAAAATCTCAGCTTCTCGTTCCCCCAGGCTAGGAACTCCCTGGGGGTCATGGTACCACCGACATTGACCCGGTTGATGGCGTAGACAGCCCACTCAACAGCGGCATAGCCACAGGCTCCAGCAACAACTAGGTCTTCAAGGTAAGCGGGGATAGTAGAGCTTTCGGCGTCAAGGGTATGGAGCTTACCGTAGTAGATATAGGCATTCGAGCCATCGGGGACTTCCTCACCCAGCAGGGTTATGGTGTCTCCCCACAGGATAAACCGCTGGAATCGTTTAGGAAACTTGTCCACCGGGTATTCCACAGCTTGAACCATAATATGGTCGCTTAGGCTAGATATATCAATGTCTCTAGAGCCGAGGGTGGTGGCTTTGGTTGCCTTCTGTTCATTGGGGATAGCCTCAGATAACTCCCTGACGGCATGAGTGATGTGTCTATCTAGCTCATCATTAGTCCAGCGGTAGTTAGCCTCATCTTCGTCTCTGAGGTCACGCCTGACTATAGCCCTCATTTCGCTTAGATTCATCGCTTATCTCCTTAACTTGGCTAATGCTTTTAAGAACTTGACAACCTGAGGAACTGTAAAGCCTGCATCATTATTTAGGGCGGAGAGTTTAGCGACTATCGTCTCCGCCTCCTCCCTCTCCAGCTCCTCATCGGAAACTTCGTAAGGAATCTGCTCTGTTCCTATCAGGTTGTCTTTATTATCATAAGTCTCAATTGTTTCGTATCTTATCTCTGGCATTTCTTCCTCCTAATCCAAGCTACTGGGGCGTAAGACAATATAAGGCACTCTGGTAACGTTCTGTACTAAGGAACCCCCGGTGGTAAATGGGTCTGGTAAAGTGCCATAGGCTTGTGATACGTCCCAACCTACATAGTAACTAGAATAATTGCTACCAATGACACCCATAAATTTGCTAACCACTAATGCCTGCTCAATCTGTGGAGCCCCATCACTGACAACTGCCAGCCAGTAAAGTCCTTGAGATAGTTGTTGGTCTATGACTATCTCTTTAACACCAGTAGCCCCACAATCTATGGTGCCACAATCTATGGTGCCACAATCTAGCACTAGTGCCCCTGGATACATATTCGTGCCATTGCGGTAGATGCCAAGGCGGGCTGATTTACCAGCAGCGGCAACCTTGATTTCAGTAGCTATCCTATCTACTGTAAGTGTTCTTGCAGCAAGGTAAGGAGTAGCATAAAGATGGTCAGCAACTAATGTTTTAACGCTTGTATCCAGGTTAACAAGAACATTAGAATACTGCCCCGTTATAATCTCCTCAAACGGGTTTCTGGTATGAGCATCGAGGTCAGCTATGTGGTCAGCCAGTTGTCCTTCTAGTAATTCTCCAGCCAGTTTAAGCATGTTTTCACCTCCTAGTTTAGGGCATAGTCTGCTGACAGGGAGAATGATGTCCCTGAGAAAGCAGTTACCTTAAGGAATATGATAGCCCCTCTTGAGTCGACCACCAGGGCATGTTGTCCGGTAGCGGTAAAGGTTCTCGTGCTACCGCCAAACCATTTTTCTTGCCTCGGGTTCCAGAAAAGAACCTGAGTCTCAAGGCTGGCAAAGTCATTACCAGAGATGGTGATGTCAAAACGGCACTCCTTATATCCTCGGCTATCAACAGCACCCGAGGTATCGGCTGGGTCGGTAGCGTCAACGCTTGTAACATTACTCCGGTGGAGCTTGGGTTGTGTTGTGTAAACTTCTGCCATAATTTACCTCCTTGTTTGGAGAGGGGCCAAGCCCCTCTCCATCGGTTTACTTTAATCCTGAACCCCGATTAAAGCGGCTGCCTTAATCGAGCTAAACAAAGCTAGAGCCACATACCACTTAACCCTGGTTCGGGAAGCGTCCTTGTTCTCCAGTGAACCAATCGGCTCCGCCTGTAAGAAACCAGGACTGGTTAGGCCAGAAAGGGCACCTTCCCCAAACTGAATGGCATAGATGGTGGAGCAGGTACCGCCAGTGGTGGCTGTCTCCAGACCATCAACCAGAACATGGGTATCAAGTATCCAGTCATTGACGCCAATAGGAATACCATCCCACAACTGGATGAAGTTACCCCAGGTATCCCGGTCGGTATCCATCATCCCCCCAGCTGCTCTAACCAGAGCATTAATCTTGCGCCTTGAGCGGCGGCTCATTAGCAGCATGTCAGGCTTGCCACCCTTTACGGCATCGATAAGCTCGTCCAGCTTATTCAGGGTCAGAGTAGCTCCGGTATCCCCCATAGCTATCACCTGGTCGCTGGCAGTAGCCGTATCAATAAGCTCCTTTAGGCCATCAAACTGCTTGGCATTTTCGCCTGAGTCCCCGTAGATAAAGGTATCCTCAAACTTGTCCCGAAGTGACTTAGCCTTGAGCTCAATAACGGCGGCTTCTAAGTCCTGGACATTACTTCGGGTTGCCTTAAGGAAATTATCAACATCGGCATCGCCACCCATAATCTTCAGGTTGGCTGTTTTCTGTTCAAAGGTTGGGGTAGACTCAGCCCAGGTGTCACCCACATCGTAGAAATCGATGCTAGGCAAGGTATTTTCCTGGTTATAGGTTAAGCCATTGCCTACGATTTCAATGAAGGGGAGACGCTGCAGGATAGGTGAATCCTTAACGATAGTCTCCACCACCCCCTGTAGTAACACATCATTGGATAATTTGGATGCTTCAGCTAAAGTTAACGCCATAATTAACCTCCTTCAGAGGAAATCCTAAATTCGAATTTCTAAATCCTAAAATTTCCTTATTGTTTAGGATTTAGAGTTTAGGATTTCGTGTTTTATTGTTTACCTCCTATTGCGTATTGAATCTTTTCCCTTGGGGATAGAGCTGATAGGTCAGGTGCTGTCCTCTCCGGGGCACCAATCGGCACCCTGACCAATGAAATCTCAGCCTCCATACCTTTCCTTATCTTGGTAACAAGCTCCTTGGCTGATGCTAGAGAATCAGTTATCGCCTCAATACTATCTCCGGTAACCAGCTCCTCGGGGACATCGGGATTAGACTGAATCACTAGCGCCTTATAGCTGGCCACCGCCTGATTAAGACTCTCATTGAGTTTATTCAGGTTGTCATCGGATTCAGCCACCGCCTGCTTCAGGGCAGCGATTTCACCCCCCAGACTGGCTACTGCCTGCTCTAGTTCCGAGATACGGGTATCTCTTGAAGCCAGCTCTTGGTCTTTCTGAGCGATTAAGTTCTCAAGCTCAGCAATCCTTTCCCTGGAGGCTTCACTCTGACCCAGCTCGCCCTCCGGTGGATTCTGGACGGTAGGTTCTGCCGGGTTTAGTTCGTCATTATCTGGCACTTTTCGTCCTCCTTTTTTCGTCGTCCTTACCAAGTCTGTTAATTAACTTCGCTGGCTCATAGACAAGCATCAGGACGAAGATTCCTCAATGCCCTCTACCTGAGAATCTGAAGCCCTCTCCCTCGCTCTGTCCCGAGTAGATTTGGCATTAAGCTCCTTATTCATCCTGAGGATGGTCTCTCTCTCCTCAAGCCACCGATTAAACTCATACTCTGGGTCCTTAACCCCCAACTCGTCCATTGCCCGGCGTCTAGAGTGGATGCCGGTTTGAACCAGTGTCTGCTCGTTGGCTACCAGCCGGGTCATATCCCGGGGCAACACCGGTCCCCACACCACCCTCAAGCGGTTGGTGCCGAAGCTCTCCCCTTGGTATTTCTCCAAGAGCTTAAGCACCATTTCATTCCGCTTATTATAGACCACCGTCCTGATGAGCCTCTTTCTACGAACCTTCTGGAGCAGGGGGTGAAGCTCAATCTCCATGGCTACCCCAGATAAATCCCTCTCGGCGGCACCAAAGGCAGCCCGGGGTGATTCTGAGATATCATGCAGGGTTCTATATAGCAAATTGATATAGTCTATATGCAGCCTGACTCCACCACCCTGAAGCAAATCAAGTAGATATGCTTTGGCATCCTCAGGTATATTCCATACTGCCCCCGGCCTAACCGCAATATCCTCTGACTCCTCAACATTCTCCAGAACAGCAATGGGGTTACCGGATAACTCCAGTATCCGGGATAGCTGGCTCATTGCTCGATTCAACTCTCTCTGCGACTCCATAATCTGGGTTAGGTCGGAAATACCCCAGAATTTCTTGGGCTCTCTCAGGTTGGGATAGATGATAAATGGTATAAATCCGTAAGGATTGGGCTTCTTCTCCTGGAGAACATTATCCAGGTAAAGCTCAAAATCCCATTCTGTCCAGACCTCAACGATGGTAGCTGTCTTAGCCTTGGGCTTTACCTTATACAGGAGCTCAGTTTCCTCGGCGCTGAGAGAGTATTTAGACGCTACCCGCCATACTCTGGAAGCGTCATCCCCCAACCACCAGGCATATATCCCCTGAATATCGGGGGCAGTAACCCTAACCTGCTGCATCTCCTGGTCCCAGATAACCTTGTAGCAAGCGTCGCCGAGGATGGCGCAATCTATCTCTGTCTCCAGGTCAAGCTGCTCCAGGTTATTGCTTTCATATACTTGATATAGGGCGGCCTCCGCCCTCTGGGCTACTGCCTGTGCCTCGTCAGAGTCCTCGACAGCATCAACGGCAAAGTTAATCCCAGACATAAGGTAGCTGGTAACCTTGTCCACAAATACCTTGGCGTAGTTAAAGGTCAGGCGTTTCTCTCCCCGCCTGTCTCTACCCTCCCAGTGCTTACCCTGGTAGAAGTCCAGTAACTCCTTATACTTTCTGATTCGGTCTAAATCACGGTGGATTAACTGCATAGGAATAGAAGTCTCATTCATTTTTCACCCTCTTTAATGCTCTCTGTATTGTTCTCTGGCTGACACCAAACATTATTGCCAGTTCCCTTAGCCCTCTGCCCTCAGTAGCTAACAGTCGCTTTATTTCCCCCGCCCGTAATCTCTTTAACCAGTGTTGCCTGCCTCTGGGCTGCTCATAGATACACTGGGGAAACGGGCAATTAAGGCAAGAGCTGGCAAATTCACAGCCTTCATCTCGATAGCGACAATGCTCTGGTGGTAAATCCAATTCATCATCTCTCGGTCCTAACTCCATAATTTGCCTCGTAGAAACCTTACGCTGTCATGATAGCACATATGTTCTAAACAGGTCAATGGGATTTTGTCGCATTTTTGACCTGAGCTAGTTCAGATAAATAGGTGACACTATAATAGTGCTACTATGAGGATAATAAGTGGAGTAGTACCTGGAGCTTCTCGCCTGGCAAGGTTTCAGGTGGAGCTATCCAAGAAAGCCAGGCAAAGACTAGAATGGTTTGATTATTACAATTCACATGGTCACAATGCCCGTCTCACCTAAGCTTAATGGCCATGCGGAAAGGGCACCCCAGAACCCATACTGAGGAATTCTACGATGTAACAGACAGTTCCTTTGACCTTCCTGAACTAGGAGACGAGCTGTTAGAATGGGAGAGAACATATAATACAATAAGACCGCATCAAGCATTGGACTATATGACACCGCTTAAATTCTTGGAGCAGTGGAAGGAAACTCAACGAAAGGAGGTCATGTGTCACTAATCAAATGAACGAGTACACCTCCCGTATTGCGTCAAAATAAACTGTTACCGAAGAGGGTAGGGTTGCATCATAAATCATGTTACTGAAGCCTGATAAGTTCTCACTTTCCTCTGTTGCTGGACAGGGTATTCCGCCATAGCCCACAGATGCTCCAAGTTCTCGTTGATTTGCTTCAAGAGTGAGACTGGGTTGAGACCGTGGTAGATTGCTGCCAGCTCCTGTCGTTTAGCTTCCGTAAGCACGCCAGCCTCCAGTAATCGCTGGTAGGGTGTTCGTGCCGCGTCATAGACCTTGTGCACCTTAGCACCATGCCTTGTCTTAGTCACCAGCTTCATCACTGGCTGGAAGAAGTTGACATAGAGACGGGTAAGATCATAGACACGGTTAAGAGCCTCTAAGGCGGCTTTAGAGCTGTAGCGGTCGTAGCCTATCAGCCGTCTTACCACTGACCAGTTCTTTTGCTCTACATGACAGCTATCGTTCTTTTTGTAGGAACGAGAGCGAGTAAAGTTGATCCCCTCCCGACGGCAATAGTTATAGAGGTGCTGGTTGATGAACTCACTGCCATTATCTGAGTCCAATCCAAGCAGGGAGAAAGGCAGGCGCTGCCGCACCCGGTGCACTGCACCACCGACACGCTCCTGGCCTTTTCCCCACACCCCCATACACTCTGACCAGCCACTGGCGACATCAACGGTACACAGGGTGGTCAGGTAGAAGCCCTCGGTACTCTCTCCGCAATGGGACACAAGGTCAACCTCAAGGAAACCAGGGTGGTCCTCCTGCCAGTCGGCAAAGGTTCGGATAGGGATGGAGCTCCTTAGCAAGCTTCCCGGCTTGGTAGTGGTAAAGGGACGACGTCCTCCAAGCCGACGCCAGGGGTGCAACAGCCGGTCGATGGTAGATGAGCTCATTCGGCAAAGCTGGGCTTCGATCTCGGTCGTCATGGTCGTGTCACTATGTCTCCTTAGAATCTTGACTAGCTCTGGCAGAAATGGGTGCAAGCGCTTGGAGCACAAACGGTCAGTGGCTTCCCAGGCCACTCTTAATGCACTAGCCACAGTGGCATCATATTGCCGAGGACGGCCACGCTTTTTGTTCCCCCTGAGCTGATTTCCTCGACGGAGTAAACGGATGGCCGCCTTGCGGTGGCAGCCTATGACCTTGGTGAATTCGTCCAAAATCCTGCCTTTCTCTTTCTTCGATGCCCGGACATATCGCCCTCGCACCG